AGCCTAGCCATGACCAATGTATCGATCACGGTACGGGGACCCTTCCAGTTCGGATACAACTTCCGGAGGACGGGGAGATCGAACGCGACGATGTTGTGGCCGATCACAACACCGGCGTTCGCGATCGCATCGAGTGCCGTTGAGATCTGCTCAGGCGTGAAGGCGATCTTGGTCTCGCCGTTATCGATCCGGTATCCGATGCAGACGCAGCGCGTGACCTTCTCGATGAAGCCGTTGCATTCGATGTCGAAGTAGACCGTAGACATGGGTGGGTGTCTCCGATGCGATCAGTATTCCCGAGCCTCAAACTCCTGAATCTTAGACATCAGGAGGACGATGTTGGCCTTGGCATCACGAAGGTGGCAGTCCTGCCTGTCCGCATATGCACGGAGAGTGGCTGCCTCAATTTGCGCGCTGACTGCCTTGCTCTTGAGATCGGCGATCTCGGCATCACGGGCAAGGACTTCTCTCTCAAGCCGTTCGATCTTTTCTTCCAAGTTCATCTGTCGCTCCTGTTCTTCCTGCTCTGCTATCTGATCTTCCCGCCTGATCCGGCAGGAGTGGCACAGTTTGTCGATGGGGTCATTCCGCGTGCAATCGCAGACATGACCGTATGCGTCCTCCATCTCAAGCCGCGACTTCATTGTACTTCTCCTGTTCCGAGGGCCAGTAGTACGGCATTGAAGGATCGTCGGAATACGCGTAGTACACCGGGTCCTTGCGTCGAAGGTTGGCACGGTGACTAGCGTGGAACTTGCGATCGCCGAGCCACGGCGGCATCGGAGCATCGGGATCGTAATCCGGAATCTCCATCGTGTTCTTGTAGCCCCGGGCCATCCACTCAAAGATCATGATGCGAAGATACTGGCGCAGGGCACGCTCGTAGCCACGCCACATCTTGGTGGCGGGATGGTTGGTCCAGCCCTTGGACTTGCCCTCAAGGGCACGAAGGATCTGGTAGGCCTCGACTCGCTGCTTGCCGAGGCGAGCCTTGTCGAGGGCGAGTGCGGACATCTCAAATGACGGCGAAGGTAGGAAGGTCTGCATGGGTGGTACCTTATCAGAAGTCGCTGTCCGTGTCAAACATTGACGCGGGATCGGGCAGGGCCGACTCGGTCAGTCTACCAGTTGTGCGGTCGTATTGCAAGGCCGTGGCCAGCCCGGTCTCCCCGGTGAATCTGTTCTTCAGGATGCGGACGCAGGTCAGGTCCTTGTTCTTCGGATCCTGCTGGTTCCGCTCCAGACCGATCACGAGGTCGGACAGTTGGCCGATGGCGGCCGAGCCGCGGAGTTGCGCGAGGCTGGTCTGCGCGCCCTCTTCGTGGCCCTTGCCGTCAGGACGCTTCAGGTGCGAGACCAGCACCATGCCGCACCCCAGTTCCTCCACGAGCGACCGCATGGCGGTCATCGTGTTGTCGATCAGCCTACGCTCGTCCCCCTCACCCAATCCGCTAACCACGATCGAAAGGTGGTCCAAGAAGATCCAGCCACAGCCGAGACCGCGCACCATGTAGCGGATGCGGCTGAGCAGATTCTGTGAATCAAGAGAACCAAAATGATCGTACAGGTAAACGCGACCTGAGCCCACAGTCGTTTCATATGCTGCCTTGAGTTCTGACTCATCGGGACCCTTTCCACCGGCCGTGGCCATCTCGATGTGCAGGGGCCGGTTCATTGCGATGCCCATGAGCCCGAGCGCGGTTCGCCGCGTCGATTCCTCAAGGGCGATGTAGCCGATCGTCTGTCCCTGACCGATCAGCCAATGGGCCAGTTCGCGGCAGACGCTGGACTTGCCGATGCCCGAGCCCGAGCAGAGCGTGACCAGTTCGCGCTGCCGCAGCCCGAGGGTCATGGCGTTCAGCCCGCCCCACGGGTAGGCCACGCTGGAGATCGAGGGACTGTTGATGATCGTGTCCCACATCTCCGTCCCGGGAATGATCCCGTCCGGTCGGAACATCTTGGCGTTCCAGATGGCATCGATCGCCTCCTTGCCGCGACCGGCCACCAGCATCTCGTTGGGGTCCTTGAGGGGCAGCGTGGCGATCTTGGCCTTGCCAGGGCTCAGCAGAAGGGCGCACTCCTGCGCCGCCGCCCTGCCCGGCTCGTCCTGATCGAACATGATGACCACGGTCTCGTAGGACTCAAGCCACTCAAGGTTCTCGCGGAACGCCTTGGCCGCGTTGTGCGCGCCGTTGGGCACCGAGACTACGGGCCACTTGTTGCCCTGAAGTTGGCTGATCGATAGGCAGTCGATCTCGCCCTCGGTGACCACGACCATCTTCCCCCCGGTCCGCCACAGGTTGCGACCGAACAGGGTCATCCGCTTGGCCTCCCCGAGGATCATGAAGTCCTTGTTGGGGAAGCGGAGTTTCTGAGCCACGGGGCTGCCGCTCTCGTCGCAGTAGGTCGCCACCTGAACGGGCTTGCCGTTGTAGGTGGAGATTCCGTACTTGAACAGTTGGCAGGTGTCTTCCGTGATGGATCGCTTCGGAAGCGACGAGTAGTTGATATCGATCAGCGAAGTCATGCGAGGTGACCTTGGGGTGGGTTCAATGGCAGAATCGGACGAAGGCTCATAGTGCCCGCATCCGAAGCAGTAACCGTGGCCGTCAGACCAGCGGCCTAGGTTGTCTTTCGACTTGCAGCCCGGGCACGCTTCGTGCCGGACGAAAGTAGAGACGGTGTCTCTGTCGGGGTGGCGTAGATAACGATCGACGGCGGACATTTGGTGGGTGCCCAGATCTTCATGATTCGCAGATTGACGATCTGCGAGTCATCGTTCCATAGGATGCCGTTGGATGCGTCAAGGACCGACTTGGCGAAGTTGTCCACATCCGGCTTGGGGTACGCGAGTTTGCTCGTGCGAGGGCGGGTGGCCGACACCACGAGCGCTACATCGATCGGCCCGGCGAACTTGGCGATGCTCTCTTCCCCGACTACCCGGCGAAGTTCAGCAGAGAAGGATGCCTTCCACTTGCTGTACTTCGCCGGGTAGTACGCTCCCCACCTGCCCACCCGCGGGCGGGGACACGGACATGGCTCGGCATTGATCGAGATCAATACAGGCCGGTCCGGGGATTTTGAGCCCTGCTTCGCCACAGGGATCAGAAGTCTGCCGACTCCTCGTCAGAGTCGCCGCCGAAGGCCTTGGCCGCGTTGTTCGCGGCGTTGGTCTCCACGAAGGCATACCCGTCCTCCTCGGCGAAGCCGAACGAGGTGGCATCCTTGGGTCCGTAGGTCTTCAACTCGATGACCTGAACACCGCGGGGTCGCAGACTGATGCCGAAGCCGAGCGAGGGCGTGTACCAAGGGTAGACCTCAGCGTTCACTCGGATCACGCTGCCCCCACCGACCGGATCCCCGTCAGCGGGGAGTGGGTTCAGGTGCGAGTCGAACAGGGCGGGTCGCTGCTCCCACGACTTGCCGCTCTTGGTCGTGACCTTGGCCTTCAACTTGAAGTTGAAGTCAACGAAGCCGGGAACCTCGACGCGGGTCTCGGTGTCCTTGTCCCAATTCGTGGCGGTCTTCCACGGCATGGTGCCCTGCTTCAGGGCCTTCTTGCCCAACTTCTTGCACTCCTCGTCGTAGAACTGCTTGTGCATCCTGCTCAGCAGTCCGATGACGGGCTTGGCATCCTCATCGCTGAGGCGCAGCGACACGCTGTACACGCCCTCGGGGTTGAACTTCTTGTCGGGCTCGTTCAACTTGGGGAAGATGGCGATGCCCTTGGGGGTGGTGAATGTCGGGTTCTTGCCGCTCATGATGTCTCCTATGTCAAGCGAAGAAGTATTCGGCCTTCAGCAACTGGTTGATGTCCAGCGTTCCGGCCACGGGTGGCGAAGGGAGATATACGCCCTTCGGGAGGTAAGCCTCCATCTCGGAGTGTAGCGTACTCAGGATCGGATCGGAGAAGATTTCCGTCGAGATTTCGCGAATTGCATAGGCCATCTTGCCCATGTCCGCCGCAACGGTCCCGAACGAATCGTGGATGCACGAGAAGGATTGGATGTCCCGCGTGCTGCCCCGGACGACTGAGCCCATCAGCACGGCAGCGTCGATCGAATGCACCACATTGGGACTGATCGCGTTGACATTGCGGCTCATCGAGAGGTGATCGCCATCGACCAGCACTCGATGCTGGCGCAGCACGGACCCGATCGAGGTCTTGACGACCACGCGATTCATCTTCTTGTATCCCTGCTCGACCATGAACCCCGCGGGACTGGTCCAACGGATCGGTTGACCGTTCTCGACATGGATGCGGGCACAGGCCTTGAGCCAGTCCATGCATCCGACGGCCGAGACCACGATCTCCCGGATCGCGTCCCAGATATGCTTCGTCAGGTGGCCGATCTCCTCAAAGACTCGGTCCGCCTCAAACAGTCGATTGCCCGTGGTGCGGGCCTTGTCGAGGTACCAATCGCGGATGTACTCGCGGCTGCTGTACTCGGTCAGGCCGTAGGGCAGGCACATGACCACGCGCTTGGTGGTCTTGCGATCGATCCCGAAGCCGAGCCAGAGGCGATCCTCGGGGCGATCGCTGGCAGCAAGCCTAGCGTTCACCAAGTCGGCCACGCGCTGGTAGATGTCCTCGGGCTGCTCGCACGGGACGCAGTTCGTGGCCTCCGCGCCGATCGGGTCCTTGAGCAACAGGGAGAAGATCTGTAGACCGTTGTTGCTTCCGTCCACATGGACGGGGAGCGACGATGCGTATTCACGATCGGCGTGGATACTGGCGAGTTCGATGCAGAACGCTAGGAACGCCCAAGGCTTGTCAGCGTTGGTCCAGAAGTTGTCGCAGAACGGGTCCGCGCCTACCTTCAGGATCGCCTGAAGGTTCTGCTCGATGAAGTCGATGCGCTTGGCATACGAGACCTTGTCGAGGCCCCACATATTGGCACCGTGGATCATCAGCCACATCATGCCGTCATCATCGACCGGCTTCCCGTTGCCGAAGGTCAGCAGCGATCGTTGCCAATCGGACCCCTGATTGTTCAGGAAGACGGGCTTGGGGTAGACGCGGCCCCTGAAGTCTAGTTCCTGCGGGAAGTACATGGGGGTTCCCGAGTACTTGTCGGCCAGCCACAGGGTCTTGCCCACGGCGATGCGCTTGGATCGCAGGCAGTCGTTGTCGAAGTGGGACCGAGCCGCCATCTTGCGCCATTGGCGGCGGGCCTCCTCGTTGGTGTCGATGTCAACGGGCTTGGCCGGGATCGGCACGGCATTGCGGCCGGGAAGGTCCCCGATGCATAGACCGTTCTCCCAAGCGTTCTTCAGGACTTCCAGCAGACGGCCATTGACCATCCACGCGGTGTCCTGAATCTTGTTCACGGCCCCGTACACGAGGCTCATGTCGTTCTTGTCGAGGGTCTGGAGGTAACGCTTGTTCGTCACCTTGACTAGCGGGCGGCGACCGAAGGCGACCCCGAGGTAGCCCCCGGACCACACCGTGTCCCACGGCTGCGGGCGAACGACCATCGGAATGTACACGGGCCTCAGGAACTCGGCTGCACCGTGGGACTTCTCAAGCCATGCCAGAAACTCGTCCGTCCCCCGGACTAGGGTGATGTCCTTGCCGAGGATGTTGGTCCGGTTGACGATCTCGATGATGCCCGTGGTCTGCTTCATCAGTTCGATGCAGACCAGACCCAACGCAACGCGATCCTTCGTGGACCACGAGGGCAGGCTCATGCTGTGCAACTTGGCGGACTTCTTGATGAACCGGGTCTTGCTCAGGTCACCCGGCTGCTTGGCCACCAACTTGGTCATCTTGGACCACCACGCGGGGTTGTCCTTTCGGATCTTCCTGAACCGGTACTCGTCTTCGATAAGGCGGCCGACTTGTGCAGCGAGCGAGTTGATCGTCCGTGAGGCGGCGATGCCGTCTATCACGCATCGGCAGGTCAGCATCGACACGATCGGCAGCGGGACTAGGGACATGAGGGGCAGGACGCGGTGCATCCTCCCCGGGGCGGCCGAGGCGTGAACGGTCCATTGTTCCAGTCCCTTCGTCAGTTCATCGACTGCACGCTCAAGCACGCGCTGGCCTGCCGTCGAGCAGGTCTCCAACTTGGCAGAGCGGTTCTTGGCCAGACGGGATCGGTAGCGGGCGATGCCTAGTTCGGCCATCTCCGCCTCAAGGTCGGTCTGCTTCAAGGTATCTCCTGAGGTGGACTAGGGAGTATCCTAAGGTTAGGTCTAGGATGAATCATCCTTTACTACCCTTCCTTAGTTATTCTCTATAGATACTTATAGGATTGTAGAGGTTATGGGGTCAACCCCAAGAGAAATCTTTTGGGATTCTTCAAGTTTTCCGTCAGCACGACTAGGGTGGCTGGCCTCAGGCCCGGCCGCGGGGTGGCC